TTTCCCGGTTCGTGAAATTTATTGCAATATTCTTGCTCAAAATCATCCATATTGTTATTTAACAAACTTAAAGTTTCTCTCTTCCAATCATCATCTCTACCCGGAACATCATCCCAATTAACAGTTTCTAAATGCCAAGAACTTTTTTCTTTTTGTGATTCTTTATATAATTCGTAAAATTTATTATCGGTTCCGTTCGGAGTAGATATAACAACAATTTGAGATTTTTTAGACGAAGAAATAATTGGTATCGCACTTTTCCAAAGTTCTTGCATAACTTCGTTTGGACAGTGAGCCATTTCATCAATAATCAATAAATTTGACGTACTACCTCTAGGACCAGATGATGAAGATGTACTAACTTTTATTTCTGAATCATTACCAAGTTGAAACCCATCTTTTCTCCAAGATTTAACGCTTGGTTTCATCCAAACCGGAAGTTCTTCAAATGACATTCTAATTCTAGAAAAAATTTCTTTCGCGGTTGATTCTTTATTAGCTACTATGGTTATCCTCTTATCTGCTTGAAAACAGACTATCCATAATGCATAAATTGTTATGGTTGTAGTTTTTCCGCTTTGTCTACTAGAAAGAATAATATTAAAACGATTATCACGAAATGCTCTTAATAATTTTTTTTGATATTTATATAATTCTATTTTCTTTTTCCCATCATCTATAGTGTTTATAAAAAAATAATTTTCAGAAAAATGCAAAATATTTTTTGCACATTTTTCAAACTCCTCAATCATATCAGGAGTCCATTTAATTTGAGCATTACCTCTTAATAAATTTTCGTTTCCTTTATAATACGAAGCATCAACTAAAACGTCTTCTTTATTTAAATTTGATAAATCAACTTTTTGAATATCTTCTTTTTTTCGTCTACCCATAATTTATAAGTATTTATAATATTTATAAAAAAATGAATACAGTCAAAGACTTTACAAAGATATACCGAGGGGATCGATTATATAAATACGAATCAAAATGGAAAATTTTATGTCTCGACGTTTGTGATAAAAATGGAATATGGAGTATAATACAAAAAAAAATAGAAGACATAAAACAAGATAAAAAATTAGAAAATCTTAATTCAGAACAAATTAAAAAATTTTTTTTAACTAGACCAGAAATACAAATGGAAATAAATTTTTTTTCAGATTTAATGTCAAAGTGTCTAGTTTTTAAATATAAAAGAAAAATTTATTGCTACACATATGGAAAAATAAAAAGAAAAAATGGAAGAAAAATAATAGCTAGGTTTTATTTCGATTTAAATAATGTATTATCTCTTAGTCTGCCTATTTAATTCATCTATAATGACACTAACAAATTCCGGTCTTAATAATCTTATTTTCGTTCCAGCTGGCGGCATTTCTACTGCATTTTTAACTTGATTGTATTCACATACTAACCACCATAAATTCATATTATCATAATATTTATATGCTATAAAAATCCAAGTATCGGTTGGTCTAATAATATATTCGTCTTCAACTGAAGAATCTTTTGCAGGTAAAACAGTTATATTTTTTAAAATATTATAAAAATTAAATCCAGCATCATCTCGATACATATTAAAAAAATTTTCATACTTCGTTTTAGAAATTTTATTATTTGGATTATCTACTTTTATTTCCATATTGTTTATATTTTTTATAGGGCTTCGTTTGGAACCATATTTAAAGGAGCAGGCTCATTTGATAATTTATCCTCTGGTTCTGATTGAGAAGTCCATTCTTTGAGTTTACGGTTAAAATCTCCAGATATATCACCCAAGTTAGATACTTCTATTTTATCCCCGCCTATACCACCCGCCATTATATTAGAACTATTTTGTATTAATTCCATAAATGTTATATTAACATCATATGCTTCTGGTATAAGAATTTCAGGTACTCCGTCACCAGAAAATTCTGTAAGTTTTCTTGTTGTTCCTATTGAATTAACTTGAAGATTTGTAACCACACATATTGGGCTATAAAATCCACCTTGAGTATTTCCATAATGGAGTTGATATATTTTAGGTGGAATATAGGTCGCCACAGATGTTCTTGTTTTAAGATTTTGGAATGTAAATAAGTTTACAAAACAATAATTATCATAAGCGGATTCTAATGATAATGTATTATATAATGGAAAGTTAATCGATAACGTTCTGTTTGATGTGCTAGAATATTGATAAACATCATCAAATCCAAATCCTGGAGTTACTGCTCCAACAGCAAAACTTAAGGCTGCTTCAGTTATGGGATTATTAGATTTTTTACCATCTGCTAAACTGTTTATAAACGACTGAGGGCTTGATGTACTAGCCGACCAATTATTTTGAATGTTATGTATATTACCACCTGTTGATAATAAATGAGGAAATACATAATTAAATCCAGTTGGTTCTGAAGAATATAACTGAGGATATATATCGGCTCCTCCTTTAGAATCCCCGGCTAGTCCATTTAAAAAATTTCCACTTTGTTGAAATAAATTTAATATACTAGTTGTATAAGAACCATATATAAGTTCTTTTTCAACCGCATATACTTTAGGAACTTCATTCGTATCTCCTGTATTTTTCCAAGAAAAATCATCACATATGTTTATAACTTGCTTACCGCCGTTTGGTACTGCTTTTAAATATGATTTAGCAAGTGCTCTATCATAAAAAGTAAATCTTTTCTCCAATGTAGTAAAAAATCTATTATTCGTTATTGGTATCATATTATATTACTCTTGGGGTTGTAGATAAATAAGAACGTCTAGATCTAAGAGGACCATCATCCATAATAGTAAAGGGATTTATATTATTTCCAGATCCTTGTACAGAAACAAAAGAATTTTTATTATTTGAATTTTCTTTTAATATAACGCTTAAGCTTTTCATTTCTTTTACCATTTGTTCGAACCCGGTACCTAAATTTTTAAACACATCTGAAAATGCACCATCTGGTTTTGATGCTATTAGATTTATTGTATCTTGTGGATTAACTTTTATTCTATTTTGACCTATTTTTATCTCCGCTTCCCCGTCATTTATTTTAGCTTTTGGCCATGCATTTGTATCTTCTTGTTTATCTTTTTTACGATTTATAGTACTTTGTTTAGCCAATTCAGCATCAACCTCATCCAGAGCTTTAATATTTTGTTTTAAAATTTCTAGATTTGTTATTCTTTCTTTCTCTCGTTCTTTATCTTCATATTTAAGAGATGATAATTCATCTATTTGTTTATTCGTAGACACTCTAGAATTAAGAACATCCACTTTATTTGTTAATTTTGATTTATCAATAGGTTCGACTGTAGACGTAGTATCACCTATTATATAAGGAGCAACCATATCATATAACCAATCTGGTAGCGTTTTCTTTAAAATTTTAGCTGTCCATTGTTTATATATATTAGACCAATCAAAACTTTTAGTTCCTGTTTTGTTATCAATTTGTACATTATCCTCGTATATTGGAATTAAAATATCAGCAACCGGAGAAAAAAAGCTTTTTTGTAATAATTTTAAACCTGATATAGTATCTGATGTACTTCCAGATATAGCACCATCTAAAAATTTATATAAACCCTCACCAAAATTCATAAACGATTTTACTATTGGTAAATTAGCTATAAGCTTAAATGGAGCTTTCAACCAAGTTTTAATAGAATTAAGTTTACTCGCACTTTTTTCTTCTGGTGTATTTCCTTCTGCTGTTAGATCAAAAAAAGCATTTAAAGCCAACGCACCCCAACTTAAAGCAGTACCTAATGGTGCGCCTATAACAGTAGCAGTAAGCAAACTACCAATTGCCCCTACTATATCTATAAACCCACCTACCGTATCTCCCTCCATAAATCTTTGGTATGCAAAATATCCACTCACGAAAGCACCAACTATCGGTAATCCTTTAGCTAAAGAAAATAAAGCTTTACCAAATCCTTTTAATGATGCCATTACGCCAGCTTTAGCTGCCCCCGGTGCTGCTTTTGCAGCGAGATCTGCTCCTACATCAACAGCAACTGATTCTGCAACTTTAGTTCCGGTTTTAGCTGCAAGTTCAGCAGCTGCTTTAGACCCTGCTTTAGCTCCAGCTTCAGCTATAGGTTTGGTAAAAATTCCAGTGATACCTTTAACACCAAGACTGACTATATTTTTTATAGAAGAAAGAACTTGAGTAATACCTAAAAGTACTTTACTAAAAAATCCAGCAACTGATGTGTATATAAATTTTTCAATAGCATTAAAGATTCCTTTTAATCTATCTAAAAAGTCAAATTTTTGTTCTAGATATGGTCTTACATGAGAGTTCCAATACCAAGCTAATAATCCACCACCAACTCCTAATGTTATAAGGTCTAAAAGAGAAAAACCTGATTTTGTGTCTTTATCTTCAGTTTCTTCTTGTTTTATTTTTTTATCATTAGTGAGTGAGAATTTTAAAAAAAGATTCGTTAAAAAATCATTTGTTTCTTTACTAAATTCTATTTTTATTGGTTTTTCTCCAAATGTTTTTTGTTCTTCGGTTCCAGTTTTACTTGATAAATTTAATCCAAATTGAGAACCTAAATCTAATGCTCCATCATCAAGTTTCTTTTTCGCTTTTCTTAATTCTTTTCTGAGTTTATTTTTGTATTCTTTAAGCTCATCTCTTAAAGATTCAGGATCTTTTAGAACATCTGATAGATTTAGCGGATCAAAGATTTGTTTTATATCTTTGGTTTTAATTTTATCCAATTCTTTTTTGAATTTATCTAAAAAATTTTTTTTAAAATTTCTTCTTATTTCATCGATATCAGATGTATCATTTTCAAAAAGAATCATATGCGCAAATTCTTTTGCGCTTAAACTACCATCTATATTTAATTTATCTAATAAATCATTTGAAATATCAGCCATATAATATACTTATACGACTTTTAATATTTCATTAATTTAAAAATAAAATTCCATCTATTGCTATTGTTGCAGTATAGTCTTCGTGTTTAACTGTTAAAACTTCATCTACTGTTTTTTTCCAATTAGATGCGGAATCTAAAATTTTCTGTAATATTACCGCTGGAATTTTTTCCGTTATTTTTATTTTTTGATTTAAAGTTAATGATTTAAAATTAATGTCTTGAGTAGAAATTGAAATTTTATTTATATATTTTGAAGTTTCAGTTAAAAACGCATCTATCACTATATTTTTTATTTCTTTATCTGTTTTAGTACTATTCTTATTTAAATTTTTAGATACTTCTAAATCATATTCAGCCTCTTCTTTTATAGTTGGAATATAAAGTTCCACTTTAATAGGAACATTTTCAATTTGAATTGATTTTTTATATTTCAAGGTTTTAAACTTAGAAATAATATCATCCAACAAAATTTCGGTTGAAATATTTTTGTCTTTATCAAAAACAACTTTTAGTTTGTTTGAAATTTGTTTTCTAAAGCAAATAGCAATACACGATTTATCAATAATATCTAATAATTCTAAATCATTATATTTAAAATCATCCGTTTCTATTAAATTTGATTTTAAAATTTCATAGAAAACACTTGAAAATTGAGATGCATAAATGGATTCGTCTACGATAATAGAAAAAAACTTTTTTTGTTGTTTTGCATCTAATTCTTTAAACCATATACTTTTACATAGAGACGGAACCCAGACTTCAACTTTAAATTCTTCCGATATTTTATTTATTAAATTTAATGCTTCATCAAAATTTAAAATATTACTTTCTTCTTCCATATTTTTTATTTATTGAATTATTGTTTAAATTCAAGTGCTAAATCCTCTAAAGATTTACCACTAGCATATTGTTGATTTCCAGATTCAGAATTTCCATATTTAGATTTATTAAAATCATTTATGATATTTATTAATAAATTTCTTTCGGATGGAGAAATATTCATTATATATTCTGGTGTAAATCCATTATTACACATATAATGAATTTCAGTAAAAATAGTTTTAATATCATAACAAAAAAACAACCTCAAAAAATAAACAAACCCTAAATTATAAATACCAAACTTTTGATCTTTAAATTGATCTAATCCTAAAAGATTTTCATCTGACAAAAATTTTAAAAATGTTATTATTTTATTTTCAACTATTTGTTTAATTTTAATAGGAATTTTATCAAAAAATTCATTTTTTTGTTTATGATTAAAATTACAAAAATTTAATTTTTTATTTTTATATTCTACGTAATCTATAAACTCTATAAGTCCATCATTATATTTTTCTCTTATATTTTCATCACAAAATATTTTTAAATTTTTAACTGCTGGCATCTTTATTTTAATTTTTATATTATAATCATCAATCACATTAAAATCATTTAAATATAATAAGTTTCCAATATCATATAGTTTTTTAATAAAATAATTTAAATTTATATTTATTTTTTGATTTTTTATTTCCGATTCTTTATTTTCTAAAGAAAGTTCTATTGTTGTTCCTATGCTTATAGATCTTATTTTTGTTAAAAGCATTACGAATTCTATAAAATCTAAATTTTCATAATCCGTTTTATTTTTTATACAATTTTTCATAATATCAAAAATAAATTCGAAATATTCTAAATACCCCTCTAAAGAATGAGAAGTCGTAAGATTTATTTTAGATAAAATTATTTGTTCTTGAGTGTTTAATTCTCTATATATTATCTTAGTTTTAGAAAAAGGAAGATCTAAAATATGAGTATAATGATCCATTAATACAATTTATACCAAAACTAAGATTAGTCAAAACCTAAATAATACCCAGTATTTTTATCAGATATTGAATATTTATCATAAGCAAAACTAATTGAGCTATATTTCATACCATCTCCCGCGTAAGAATAATCTTCACCTTGGATGTCTATTGGTGCTACATTATAAAATCTATAAATTTTTCTTATTGTTAATTTTTTATTTTGTCCAGCTTTAGCTAACATAACCATATCAACATAATCTGCTTTTACATATTTTATAGAACTTTTTTTTCTGGCTACTAAACCATTATAACCAACTGATATTATCCAAGGTCTTATTATTAAATCTAAAAATGACGCATTGGTTTCAATCATCGTTACGGAAAAATTCTGATATGCCCCTCGATGTGACGCCACAATAGGAGATTGATAACCACCATAACTTAATCCACTATGACTTACTTGAACATTTTCTCCGGGTAACGATACTTGTTTGGCAAAGATACATCCTATTAAACTATTTGCGGTATGTTGCAACCTTCCATCTGTTAGTTGTCTAGTTACGTTAGAATTTAATTTCCATTTGCTTTCTTCTAGATTATTTAACCGATTTTCAAATGAATTAAAAAATCCATTTCTTTTTAAGTTATCAAAATTAAAATAAATAAACCATTGACTAGCCAATGCTATATTAGTTTGCCATTGACCTAAAAGATCTAAATAATAATCGTAAGGATTTCTTGTCTGTACTAAACCTAAAGCCACAATAATACTTATTTAAAAGTATTAATTAGATCTCCAATATTGATATGCTAAAGTAACTTGTTGTGTTATAATTTCACCAGCAGTTGTTACATCTAAAGTCATATCACCAGTTGAAACACAATAAGCTCCATATAAAGTATATGTTGTTATTGCATTTCCATTTTTGTCAATTAAAGATAAAATAATTTGATTTGATATATCTTTACTTGGGATATTATAAGCACCAGAGCTTGTCGTATCATCAAATACTAGTCTAGTCCAATTTTCAAATTTTTTTCTTATTGAAAGATTTTGTGGAATTCTAAATGTTACATTCCAACCATTTGAATTTGGATAGTTAGCTGTTCCTGGAACGTTAAATTGAAGCCCCATAAACGGAACAGCGACATTATTAATAGCACGACTTGGTAAAGATGTTGTCGTTATATACATTAATTCGTTGAGTGTAAATTTATTTCCACCTAACGAAACTACTCTAAAAAGATTTTGTCTAGCAAAATCATATGTTGATGCTGCGTTGTAGAAATTTTCAATTCCAGTTGTGTCTAATAATCCAGCCATATATTTATATTTATCTTTCTATAGTTGTTATCCGATTAATTCTGAGAATGCAACTCCAGTTCTTGTTCCTATAAAATCAGCTAATATAAATTCTGCTGTTCTTACTGGTTTAATATAAATTGAAATTTTCAATTCGTTATTATCAATTACGTCTGGAGTATTGTTCCTTTCATCGCATATTATTTGATATTCATATAATCCATCATTTAATTTCGCTTTATCAAAAGTTGGCTCTAAAGAACCAATTAAACGTTGTCTTGTTGTAAAAGTATTAGGTTCAAAAACATAATACTTTAATAATTGTTTAGTTTCTTTTTCTAATGTTAAAAATAATCTACGAACATTGATTCTATCAAATGCTGATGGTTTGCGGTAAAGTGTTTTCTGACCAAAAATAGCATAACCATCATTTCCGAAGAATGATATTGGGTTTACATTTATTTTATAAAGTAAATCTGCTTGCTTTTGATTGGTGTTTATTCCAACATCCATTACATTTATTAATGTTCCTCGGTTTAACCCAGCAGGAGCAGTCCAAGGGAAGGATTGCTGAGATGTTGATGCAAATATTGCAGCAGCATAACCAGAAGACGGAACCCAGACTAATTGGTCCGATGCATCATCGGTTGTTTTAAGCCAATTCCCATAAACACATGAATAGCTAGACTGAACCGCTGCAAATTGATTTTTTAATGGCCAATATATATCAGATGAAAAAACATACGATCCTTTTTTAGATGTTGCTTTAAGATTTTTACCTTGAACAAATATATATCTTAAAGGGTCTGCTATAAATACATGATCTTTTCTATCTGATACAAATGTCAAAAATTTATTTGATACTTGAGCATAGTAAGAATTTACACCACCGACAGGTTCTCCAGTTGTTGATTTTAGTTCACTAATATCGACTGGGTAATTTTCATCAAAAATATTTTCATCTAAATTTTCATTTAAACTTTTAGTTTTAGCACCAACCCAAATTGTACCCAAACCACATTCTGAAACAACATCTATATTTATAGTATCATCATTTTGAATTTGATTTAGAACTCTCTGTAATTTTAAAGGAACATTTCCTAAATCTTTTGATGAATTACTATTTTCTGGGGTATATACGCCAGATGGGAATAGAGCCTTAGTACTATTAGCTAATCTTACTTTTTTAGCTGGTTTACCATCATTTTCTGTCCATTTTCCATATGTAGAAATATATGGATTTGTTATAACTTTTATATTGTTTGATTTTTTATCAACAATATTATCCAAGAAAAATGTATTTGCAGATCCAAAAGTTGGGTTATTTTGTGTTCTTTTTGAATATAAAGAACCAGCATATCCTTCTACTATAGAATAATCTAAAGTTATTGTATCTTGATTATATATGGATGTTCTCAATTTATATAATACAAGTACTAAACTATCTTTAAATCTTTCGTATGATTCTACTGAAAAATCATACCCAGTAGGATAACTTTCAAGACTTTCAGAAATACTAGATCCAGTAGATGGATCTAATGCGTCTGCTGATAATTTAAAATTAAATCTAGCTTCTGGTATTTCGGTGTATGATGCTGGATTTAATATAGATTCTTGTTCCGATTGATTTGTATATATTTTTTTAATACCATCAAAATTTGTAGATGGATTTATATTAGAATTATCTGATATACCAAGATAATAACCTTCAAATAAATTATTAATACTTCTTTTTGCAGTATTGATAACAATCATTGCAGAATTACCAATATCAGAATATGAATTTAAAGTATAATTGTTTGAAGTAAATTGATTCCATTCTATATCTCCAGATATTATATCTTCATATTCAGAATCTGATAATAATATAGTAACAGGAGGTTGTAATAAATATGAGTTAGCGTCTTCGAGTTTCTGAACTGCTGAAGTACTGGTTACGAATGTAGATCCAGCTGGAGAATATAATGTTAAATCTATTCTGAAATTATAAACAGGATTTCTTACAATTTGATAAGCACTTATATTTATAGTATAATCAGAGCCATTTGTTGAGGTTAAAGATTTATAGTATGTACTATCCGATACCAAAGAAGAAGAATATGATTGATATATAGTAAAGTCATCTTCGGATGCATCCCAACCTAAAAATAAATCAGACCATACTATTTGACTAACTGATAATTCTAAATCAGATAAACTTGATTCTGTAATGGTTACCTCTTTATATGAAGAACCTTTTGATAAGGATTCTCCTATAATAGAATTTTCTATAGCACCAGATGATTTTATATATTGATTTTGATCAAAATTTTCAACTATTGCTGCGGTAGTAGTTGCCGCTATAGTAGTATTAAATGAAGGCAAAAGCGAAATTAAATTTAATAATTCTTCTCTAGTATTTCCTATAACATATTCTTGAGTGTTTATCGTTCCTAATTTTTTTTCAACTGTTGATTGATAAACCGCTGATACTGGATAAACTAATGCACTATATTTATTTGAATAACCTTCACCTAATTCTGAGCCATAAGGAAGTCTAGAAACTAGTAAATTTGCTGGTGAGGTATTCAATATTTGTTTTGCGGAGTGATATAAATATCTTTCAGCAGAATTAGTTGGTGTTCCATATATCTGTTCAAATTCAGATATGTCAGAAACATTAATAACTTCTTCTGTCGGACCTTGAGGTGAAAACCCTGTTATAAGAACATCGGTACTCCCAATTGGTCTTGTTATAATTGATAAGTCTTGTTCAGTAATTTGTACTCCGGGTGATGCTATAGTTCTTGATGCCATATGTTATAATAATATTTATCTTTAAAAAATATCATTTTTATAAATTACTTAAAAACTTTTAAGTTAAGAGTAAATATATTACGATGAAATCTTATAATTTTGACTTATTAGTATCTTCTATAATAGAGGAAGCTGCTAGATGCACAGGACCAACAAAAAAAACACAATCAGATAGAAAAGGTAAAAAATATATGCAATGTGTTAAAAACCCAAAGGGAAAGGGCTATAAAAGAGTTCATTTTGGTCAGGCGGGAGTAAAGGTAACCGGAAAATCAGGAAACACAAAAAGAAAAAAATCATTTCGAGCAAGACATAAATGCTCAACAGCAAAACCAGGAACTGCAAAATATTTAAGTTGCAAAAATTGGTAATTAATATAAAATATTTTTAAAATGAGTAAAAAATTTGATTCAGTAATAAAAAAATACATTCAAGAGCAAACATTTAATACAAGTGCTCCAATAAATACATCAGCATTTAAAACATTAACAATGCCAGTAAATTCAGAAGTTAAAAAACTCGCTGATGTGTTGTCTAAATTATTACCTCAATTAAATAATGATATATCATCTATTAATTTAAATGATGAAAATAGTATTAATACATTTTTAGTAGATTTAAGTAAAAAAAATCCAGAAGTATATAATAAAGTTGTAAAAGAATTAAATGATGATACAAATAATAGTCAATCACAAAATAAACAACCAGAAGCATCTACAAATACACCTACTCAACAACAAAAAACAAATACATCTACATCATATACTACGCAAGCGCCAAAAGCATAATTTTTAATGAAAAATAAAAAAAATCGAAAGACGGTTAATTCTAATGAATTAAATACTTCGAACGTGGTATCTGATAATTCTCCTTACGTTTTTCAGAATGAAAAGATTAATTTTGAATTATCAATAAAAGAATTACCATGGACAGATAAACAAAAAGAAATAATAAATAATTTTTTGGATAAAAAAACAAAAGTGCTTTTATTGAAAGGTCCAGCAGGTACATCGAAAACAATTTTGGCTATGTATTGTGGATTGACATTGCTGAATAAAAAAAGAATATCAGATTTAGTTTTAGTTAGATCAGCAGTGGAATCTTCTGATTCAAAATTAGGATTTTTACCGGGAGATATAATAGAAAAATTTAATGTTTATTTAACACCATTTCATGATAAATTTTCGGAATTATTAAATAAACCACAAATAGACAGATTACAAAAAGATAATAGACTCACAATATGTCCTATAAATTTTGCTAGAGGGTTACATTTTTCAGCAAAATTTGTATGCGCGGACGAAGTTCAAAATTTTTCAACCAGAGAATTACAAACAATCATGAGTAGAATTGGAGAATTCTCAAAAGTTTTTTTATGTGGAGATCCAGAACAAAGCGATCTACCTTCAGGTAAGTCTGGATTTAGTAAAGTATATGATTTGTTTAATACTGAAGAATCTAGAGAACAAGGAATTATCTGCATGGAATTAACAGAAGCTGACATTGTAAGATCAGAGCTATGTAGATTTATTACTCATAAATTTAAAGAATTAAATGTATCAAATAGCGTTAAACATGAAGATTCTAATAAAGAGATATGGAAACCGGGAAATAAATAAGTAAGTATTTTTATGAGTAATTATCAATATCAAGTTTTAGAGAATAAACCAATCGGTTGTACCTTTTGTGGTGCTCACGTTCAAGGTAAAGTTACAGAATCTAAAAACTCAAAAAATAAAGAACTAATAAAAGAATGTAGATGGGTTTGTTCTAGATGTGGAAATTTGGTAAAAGTTGGTGTAGTAAAATGAGCTTTAATAAATTAGTACAAGAAATTTACGATACTAATATTAATAAAACATATACAGCTACAAGCTCTGCGCCTAGAAAAGATTTTGCTCCAGTTTCATCTAAAGATGGATACCACTATCCATATCAACAAAATCCATTATCTCCGAATGATAGCGCAAACCAACCCGAACGGTTACAATCTTATCCGTGGGAACTTCAAAATATAACCGATGATTTGTCTAACTCATTTATTTATACAGCGGTGGTTGCCGATAAAATAAATAAAGCTAGAAAAAATCCTTCTATAAACACAGAACAGAAAAGAAAATTAAAAAATATTTTTAATTTTTCAAAAAAAGTTTTAAATGCTATAAAAAGTATAGCATTAGAAATTGAAACTAATATAGACATATCAATGCAACCAACTCCAGAAGTAAAAATTAATTCTTCTCAAAATAATAATCCGGATTCTTTTAATAAAACAGAAGTAAAAATAAAATTACCAAAAAGATAAAGGTTGACTTTTTTTATAAAAAAATATATCATAATAAAAATAAATTATGAGTTTTAAATCTTTTGTTAAATCAACATTAATCGTTATAACGATATCATCAATAATATCATTAGCAGCCCTGAACATAGGAGGAAGCTTTTTAACTACGTTCCTACTGGCGTCATCATGTCAGTATGTATTATTTTCTTTTATATCGACTATAATAAATTCTTATTTTAAACAACAAACAAAACAAAAAGAATTGGATATATTACAAAATCTATCAACTATATTAGAGTGTGCTTATTGTAATCAACAAAACATAATGACATTTTTACCAGAGGAGTTAGAAGTGTCACAATTTACTTGTTCTAAATGCAGTAAAAATAATTCAGTTAGAATTCAGTTTGTTGTAGCTCGGCAAACGGAATTACCAATAATTCCTACATCATCAACTGGAGTATCTTTAAAAGGAAAAGAATTATTAGATAATGAAAATGAATAAAAAAACAATATCAACTCTTCAAGAAGATTCTCTAAAATGGGCTAGATGGATAGCTTTATACGAAGCTATAAATATTATAGCTGATAATGCAGAAAAGAAAGGTATTTCCTTTTATAAAAAATTAAAACCAATAGCAATAAACAAATATATTGATTCTACACAAGATATGTATTTAAGAAAAATAATGGAACAAGAATATAATTTTAATTTTTATTTTGATGATAAAGATTAATAGTCTCCATATATAGAGGTTTTACTACATAGATTATCTATGTCATAATCAAAATTTTCTTTTGAAATCTGCTCAACTATATCATTATCATTATTTTGAGTATTACCCTGCCCAGGTCCGGGTGAATAGTTTTCATATGAAAAATCATATCTTTTAGCTTTGAAAAACCAAACATAATGACCACCTATTGCGTTTATTTGAAATTCATCTATAACTTCTGTTAACTCATAAACTGTACTTCCTCGTTTTGGAAAATTTATTCGGTCTGATCCATATTCGGATAATTCCATTAAATCTCCCATCTTTGGTTCAGAATCAACTCCAAATAGTTCTTCGTACATTTCTGGATGTATAACTCCAGACATATCACTATCAGCTAAAACGCCAAATTTAGATAATAAATAAGCATCATTATTAATATTTAACTGTACTATTAATTTTTTACCATCTGAGTAACCAGAAGAAACATCTTCTCCGTATAATACATTCATTGATGATAATGAAGATAAATTAG